TCCACTCATTGTGGGTTCATTAAATAAGATAGAGTTTCCAACCAATGTTCAGGCAAGATCTTCTAGAGACAAAACACTGAGTCCATTTAAAAACTCATACGATCCGGATAGAAAGATTGACATTGTAACGGAAGAGATTAGAGATGATCGTGTTGCTGACGCTGATGTGGGTATTCGAAGAAGTCAGTCTATGAGATTTTTTATCGATAACGGTTATACACCAAGACAGGCGGCAGGTATTACAGGATGTTTAGAAGCAACGTCTCAGTTTGTCACCTATAACGACGATGAACCCAACGCACCAACTTTTGGTATTGTTAAGTGGGATAAACAAGGGACTAGATATAAAAACCTAGTAACGTTTGCAACACAGATTCAGAAAAGATCATCGACTAAGAGATTTTCTATTCAGTTACAGTATGTGTTGTATGAACTAAGAACAAGGTTTTCAAACGTCAACGCAAAACTTTTGAGGTCTGAATTGATTGATGGTACAGGAGGTTCTGTTGATATTATTAGTAGATTGTACTTGAAAGATAGATCTATTGCCGGTGGTAATCCACAATTAATTGATATGGTAAATGATAGAAGACGAAATGAGGCTATCAAACTAGCAACTCAAGCATATAACGAAGTGACGGTACAATAAAATGGCAATAACAAAAAATCAATTAGATACCGCACTGACTTCAACAAAGAATAAAGTTAGTTATGATAATGTAGATGCAGCTGCCAAGGATATTCAAAACACCATTGACAATGTTACAACAACAAAGGTGGGTGAGAAGGCAGGGGAAATTGTGGGTGGTATCGAATCGGTCACGAGTAAAACAGATGTTTTAGGTCAGGTTAACAAATTACCTACAGAAGGTCTCGTAACTTCATCTGCACTCAGTGGTTCGATTAATAACGCATTGAACACCAACATTGACAATTTATCATCAGATATCGGAGTAAGTGTTTCAATATCATATACTGATAGTGGTTCGGTGGCAGGAATTTCTACTTCGTCAAAAAGTGATGCATCGCTCTCATCAATTCTCAGTGGGATCACTGGGTTGGGTGTTGAGCCGGGATATCTACAAAATATGATATCGGGCGCAAACGCAAGGGGTTTAGATCAATCGTTGAATTCAGTTGTGGGCTCGGTTGGTGCGTTTCCTAATGTGGGTGCGGTTAATGCGTTATCGTCTCGAACACAGAATGTTGTGAACCAGATCACCTCTTCTGCAACTACTGATGGATCATCAGTTTCCACTAATTTCCTTAATAATTTTTCTATTGAGGCGACCAGTGCAATTAATGATGTTGCGACCACTATAACGAAAGGTATTTCTGATAATAACGTGGCAGGTGTGCTCGGGGTTGTTTCTGGAACAAAAGGTGCAGATGTACTTGGTCAAGTAAGACAATTTAAAAACACAAGAGCGGCTGTTGTCAACGAACAAAATAAATTCCTTGCAACGTTGGGTAGAGTCATCCCATCTAACAATCTCGGATTGATGCAAAATATTATTAGAACTATTGACGCTGGAAGTTTAGATAGTATCTTCACGCAGAACAACGTGAAATTAGATGAGAAAGACCGAGCGGAAGTTATAAGATTATCGCAAGGTACTGACAAAGATCGTAAAGAGGCGAGAAGAATACTTCGTGAAAAGGCTGGTAAAACACCAAAAGAGATTGAAAATTTATTGAACGAACTAGATTCCACAATCGCTGGATCTATCGTCGTTGATACATCCAATAGTGTTTTTGCAGATCCCTTTACTGTAGGGGGTGAAGATGGAAAGTGGAACAACGCAATCGGTTCGGAAGATTTTACATTCACTTTTATATCATCAGTTGAAGAACTCGATGCAGAGTTTCGGTCTATCACCAGAGAAGTTACTGAAATAGTGGTGCATTGGACTGAAACATATTCTAACACTAATATAGGGTCAGAAGAGATTAACAAAACTCAGATTGCACTTGGGTTAGACGGAATTGGATATCACTATGTGATTCGAAGAGACGGTTCTGTACAAAGAGGTCGACCAGTAAATAACCAAGGGCAACACGCTGATGTCAATGGGCACAATGAGAGAAGCATTGGTGTTGTGTTTGTGGGAGGTATTAATGCACCTACCGGAACACCAGACCCTTTGGAATATAAATCAGTTTCTTCTCTGACCCGAAGTCAGTTTACATCATTTCAGGAGATTTGTAAAGCGTTTTATAGAACTTTTCCGGGCGGACAAATATTGGGTCATAATGACTTAGACCCATTAGAAGATGATCCAGGCTTCGATGTTAGAGATTTTTGTGAAGACCTGTTTGGTAAAAAATCTTTATTTGTTGATCCGTCTTCAGAAGGACCCTTTACTCAAGCACAAATTAATCAAACACAAGTACCATCATGACAACACTACTAGACAATTTTAGAAATAGAGTTAAAAAACTGGGAAGTGGTCAGGAAGAGACCAAGGGTGTTCCTAGAGAAGGTTTTGACGAAGCTTCGGGTGAATTTCCTAAAAGGGATTATTTTTTCGGATCTTCAATAAACAAATCCTCTCGTGGCGAAACTATCGAAACCTTGTTCTCAAGTGGTGGTGACTATGGTGTCTCTATTGAATTTTCTGATCAAAAACCATCTCAGTTTCCGTACAATCAGGTTCAAGAAACTACATCAGGTCATGCAATTCACGTTGATGACACGCCTGGTGGTGAACGAATACTTATCAAACACCGAACAGGTGCTGGTCTTGAATTAAGAGCTGACGGGAGTGTTTTGTTCTCGTCGGTTAATAAGAAAGTTTCGGTGACAGGTGGTGACGATGTTGTTATTGTTGAGGGTCAAGCAGATCTGGTATACAAAGGTAATGTCAATGTCAAGATTGCAGGTGACTATAATCTAGAAGTAGAAGGTAACATTAATGTCACTACTGCCGGTAACAAGACAGAAACAATTCACCGGAATCACACCAAGACCGTTGATGAAAATCAAAACCACGTGGTAAAAGGTTCTCGTTCTCTTCGAGTGGTAGATGTTAATACCGAAACTTTATTATCAGATCGCAATGTGTTTGTCAAGGGAAATCAGAGAAATTTTGTTGAAGGTGATGTAGAATTTACCAGTGGTAAAAAATTAATTACCACTGCTGTTGATGAATGGGTTGCTTCCTCTCAGATTGCGAACATATCGGGTGACACCGTTTCTGTCATTGGTGTGACAGGAACAATTGGTGGACAATTAATTGATCACTACGGTAAGGTTTTCTCTGGTCCTCCTGGCGGTGGTGGATTGGGTGGTACAACACACTATGGTACATTTATTGGTAAAGCGACTGAGGCAATCACATCAGACTTTGCAAACAAGGCAGGAGAATCTTCTTGGGCACAATCAGCACCAGCTGAAGCAGGAACAGCTACAGGTGCGTCGAAGGTAAGGAATCCTAAAACTTATCCAACTGAAATGCCTTACGTTCAGATCGAACCTACGGCGGATATGCCAACAACTGCAATTATAACACCTTTATTGTCATCTGGCAACTACGGTATACGAAATGTTCAGGTTGATCCAGAGGACGAACTTAAATTAGAAATTCTAAAAACAGATGATTATGATGAGTTGTTCAATCGTGATCCTACAATTTATGAAATTAGATCTAAATTAAGAGACCCTGCTAATTTAAAAAACACCAATTTAATAGGCACTCTGGTTGGAGAGAATAGACTGTCAAGTAAATATTCCGAAACACGACCTCCAAGAGTCGGTCGTGCATATAATAAAAACCCAAGTTTACAATTTGGTCGAACACTATTGGGCAACAACCCAGCTGAAAATAGAAGTAAGAGGTTCACTCCGTCATGATATATCTTGTTGACCCAGTATATAATCCAAACTTTCAATCGGACATTACTTCCGCAACTCCTCTTGCGCCTGGAATTACCGTTGCTAAATTTCTAGGTTCTAAGGGTTCTCGTTTACAGTTTGAACAATTGAGTGGAGATAAAAAACTTATTGCACGACAACTCTATCTTCAGGCTGAAGTGATGCGAACAGTAATTACAAATAAAACTTTTGCGAAAAACCGATTGATTGTTTCTGAGGGAGTCTACAAACCAGCACCCAGTGAAACACCAACTGCAAATTCAATCAACGATTACAAACAAACTGGACGTGCAATTGTATATCAGTTGTTGGGTGAAAACGGTAAGATTGATTTTGAAAACTCATTTGAACTTGCGGTTTATTGGAAAGACTTCTTGAAGTATCAGGAGTTGATTCTAGACTATGATACATACGACCCTTCTGGTGAACTTAGTTGTCAGTTAGTGGTGGTGATGCCCGAAGCAAACGAAACCTTCGATATGTCATTCAGTAAAAACTTAAAAACAACCTTCAACGGCAGTACTTTGTCGTTAAATGAAGTCGTTGAAGTATTAGAACCAGTATAAATAAGATTACAATTACCGAGCATCAAAAATGGCATCCAGAGTTTTTTCATTAGAAGACGCTAATATTTCGAAAATTAGTGTTACCAGTACGAGAAATAAACCGTACAAAGATATAGACTTGAGTTTCAAGGCTAGTAATGTAGGTAATGTTTTTAAAAAGACCGAAGGTGCTGCTGTAAAACAATCGATAAAAACTATACTATCTACTAATAAATTGGAAAAACCTTTCGATCCAGGCTTCGGTGTAGATTTACAACGTTTTTTCTTTGAACTAGCAGACTCACAAACAGGTGGAAAAATAGTCGAGAGAATTAAATCTGTGATTGAAACATACGAACCAAGAGCTGCAGTGAGATCTGTACAGGTTGGTGTACAAGAGGATATTAATGCAGTAAACATTCTCTTAACGTTTTCTGTAAAAAATACTGATCAAACCATAACATTAGAAACAACAATTTCGAGGCTAAGATAAATGTCAACCACAGTTAAGTCAACAGCTTTAGATTTCGACACGATTAAAAACAATCTAAAGACATTTTTTGAAGCGCAGAACGAATTTACTGATTTTGATTTCGAAGGTGCTGGACTTTCAAACCTACTCGATGTATTAGCTTACAATACTCACTATAATGGTTTGATCGCAAACTATGCTTTGAACGAATCTTTTCTAGGTACAGCTCAACTTCGAAGTTCGATTGTTTCTCTAGCATCTGCGATTGGTTATATACCAGGCTCAAGAACTTCTTCGAGTGCAAAGGTTGAACTAACAACTACTTTGGAAGGTGGTAATGAACCATCCTCTATTACATTACCTATTAATTTTAAATTTAATTCTACTATCGATGATGTTTCATATTCATTTTTAACTAGACAGGTTCTTACTGCAACATATAATCAGGGTGTCTATAGTTTTGAATTGCCTTCCGGTGATGATCCAGAACAAATTTCTATCTTTGAGGGTGCAGTAAAAACAAGAACCTTTATTGTGGGATATACACAAGAAAACGAGATATATGTCATTCCAGATAAAAATATAGATAGGTCAACAGTGTTGGTGAGAGAAT